CTAATGACACCTTTCACAACTACATTATACTATGTCAAGTCGGTTCATTTAAGTCCAAAGTACTCCAAAACACTCCAAATTACTCCACTATGAAAGGAGTTCTCCTAATTCGTTCAATGCTTTATTTTTTAAATTGAAGTAACTGCTTTTTTCGTAAAATATCATCGCTTGTACTTTCTTAGGGAATGCCCCGTTAATGTACTCTTGCGCTAATATAATACGCCCTGGTATACATTCTATTTGTTCAATTAAAGCCCTTGCTTCTTCCCTTTTAGAAATAAGCTTTGCTATCTCCCGTTTTTTGGCATCTACTGTATCAACAAGTCTTGCTACGTCCCCTTCAAGACCTACTGGAGTACCACCCCCTGATACTCTGTCTTTGGAATAGTCGATTGCCGATAAGGTGATGATGTCATACTGCAGTTTACGAATATCCTGCCGTAGCGATTGAATACGTATAGCAATCAACTTGATATCTTGTAGATACGCTGTAGCCTTTTCTTTATAGTCGCTCATGCTGCATTACCTCGTTGATGTAACGGTCTAGGTACCACCGCGCTTTTTTTAGGTCTTCGAGTTTGTCGCCTTTATACCCTGCTCTTGCGATGTACTTGATAACATTACCTAGATGATATGGAAGTTGTTGATCCTCGATAAAGTCGATAACCTCAATCTTGCCTCGTGTGTAATGCGAAGGGTGGTTGATGACATCTTCTTTCTTAGGCAATTCGACGACCTTTACTTCCGGCTCCTCTACCGGTTCTACGGCCACTTCTTTCTTCTTAGGTACCTTCGAATACTTAGGTAGACACTCCGGACAATATTTAGGCCAACGACCTTGCGCTTTTTCTTTTTTGTGAACGAATGTTACCCCGCATCCTTCACAGGTTAACTCTTTACTCACACCGCCGCCAGGTGGTGTCATTACTATTTCACATTCAGGACAATAATCCTCGTGTGTTCTTACTGTGAATGTGTCTCCGCATCGTCTACATTTCTTTTGCATATCTCTACTCCTTATACAATTCTTTACGATATTTAATAGCTTCTAACAGGGCATCTTGCCCAGCTTCTTTTCGTTCTAATGCTTTCATAACTTGCTCATCCATCGTGCCTTTAGTGACAAGATGGTGGATAATCACAGGTTGTGTTTGTCCTTGCCTGTGTAACCTTGCATTCGCTTGTTGGTACTGTTCAAGGCTCCACGTTAGCCCATACCATACGATGATATTGCCGCCGGCTTGTAAGTTTAAGCCGTACCCTGCTGATGCGGGATGTGCAAGTAACATTTGAATCTTGCCTTTGTTCCACTCGGCTACATCATCATCGGTTTTAAGCTCAACGGCTTTCGGGAACGCTTCTTTAATCGATTGAAGGTCATGTTTGAAGTTATAGAACACTAACATCGGTTTTCCTTCATTCGTTTCTACCAATTCTTTCAAGCGTTCAATCTTCTCGTTATGGACGACTACGATTTCACCGTCATCGTTATAAATGGATCCATTCGCTAGTTGTAGCAATTTACCGGCGAGTGCTGCTGCATTAAGTGCGCTTACATCGTCATCACTGGTTAAGCTAAGCACGTGTTCACGTTCCATCTGTTTATAGAGTTCCCATTCTTTGGGGCTCATCTCGACTGTGATAACGTTTTCGATACGTTCAGGTAAAGTAAGATAATCTTTCGCTTTTAAGCTCATGCAGATATCCTGCATCTTACTGAATATCGCTTTGTCTCCACCTGGCAGTAATCGGTAGCTATACACGACGTGCCCGTTGGTTTTGTCCGGTGTAAAATACCGGGTACGATATTCGGTAATCGTCTTACCTAATCGTTCACCGCCATCTAGTAAATACATCTGCGTCCAAATATCAAGTAAGGTATTTGGTGCTGGTGTACCTGTTAAAATGACAATACGCTTAAACAGTGGGCGGAGTTTTCGTATCGCCTTAAACCGTTTAGCCTGTGGATTCTTAAACGAAGAACTCTCATCGATAACTAACATATCGAAAGGGAACGATTTTTTCTTATGGTAGTACTCATATAACCATTGCACGTTTTCACGATTTATCACATAAATGTCAGAATCACTCTCTAAGGCGTGTATGCGTTCCTTCTCGGAACCTAACACCTTAGCCACAGTTAAACGCCGTGTAGCACTCCATTTTTGCGATTCTTGGGCCCATGTAGATTCTGCTACCTTCTTAGGTGCGATGAGTAATACTTTTTTAATGCCAAAGTAATCATATATAAGCCGGTCAATCGCAATGAGTGTAGATATGGTTTTACCTAACCCCATATCCAGTAACAAGCCGTAATGGGTATTGTCAATGATTCGTTGTATTGCAATGCTTTGATACTCGTGTGGATGAAAGTCCATGTATCGCCCTTTCCATATCTTCAACAAATAACTTGGCGTCAGACATCCCGGTTACCACGAACACTAACGCGCCTTGTTTTCGTAATCGTGAAATCTGTACTCGTTGGTTAGCCATTAGCTTTCCGTTTGTATCCTTTAGCTCGACGAATATAACACCGCCTCCAGGAAGTACAATAATCCGATCCGGCACACCATCATTTCCAGGTGACACGAATTTCATATATATACACCCCATTTTTTTGAGTTGATTTCCTAACCATCGCTCGATGTCTTTTTCCACGTTCTCACCTCGTTCTCATTTAACAATTGGACACGCCCTCGGACACGCCTATGAACCCGCACCAATACTGGATTTATGGGGTGGGTGTGTCCGAAGTGCCCAATTTTTTTCCAACATATATATATACGCGTATTTGCGTTTTTTACGCTTATATATATACACCCAATTATTCATATATTTATTTTTTTATTTTTATATAAATAATTGGACACACTAGATACACTTTACTATTTAGATTAGCAGTTATCTGCTTTTTGGCCGTGTCCAATTAGTGTGTCCAAGCGTGTTTAGTGTGTCCAATTATTGCGCCATATCAAAATTTATCGATGTATAGGCTTGAATATTTATTTCTACGAACATTCATACCTATTAAATAATTGGACACACCTCAAATAATTGGACACACCTACTTACCATGATTTCGTTTATACATTGATAGGAGGTCTGTACCTTCCTTTATAAACGCTCTTTGCGGACCGTAAAGCCTGCCAAAACGTGCCTTGCCTGTTCCTTTTGTATACGGGTTCCAGCCTGGCGTTGATTGTAAGATATCAATAATCTCTCTAGCCTTTGCGTTCTGCAGGTTCTTCCTGTCCCCGCCAAGCACTTCACACCATATCTCAAGGGCACACACCCGTTCCCGCTGCACTGAACCACAATGATCGTCATCGCCATAATTAGCGACATAATCTCGTCTGTCGTAGATATCCATTGTTTCCCAGTCTTCAGGAAGCAGCATATTGAGGTACTCCTCAATAAGACCTACGAGTTCACCGCCTTCTGTATGGGATAATTGAATTCTAAGGGCTTCTTCTTCAAGTGCTCCTTCAAGAACTAAAGGTTCACCTTCAGACCAATACACGAACGCTTCTGCCCATAGTTGGTCAATTTCATCCTTTGACAAGTCCCAGGAGTTCTTTGTCTTCCGGTCTTTATCGCCAGTAATAGGCCAGAATCGGCGGTTACCGGTGCGGTCTTTAAGGAACATAAGATTGTTAGTGGAACCAGCGAATACACACTGGCGAGGATACTCTTCGGTTCGTCTCCCATACGGAGAACGGAACCGGTCAGAGGTACGGCTGATAAATGCCTTAACGATTTCATTATCGTTCTTATAAGTAGGTGCCAGTTCGGCAAGTTCCACTATCCAAGAGCCTTGAATTTGTTCTAGGGCATCCTTGGTTTTAATATCAACTAAGGAGTTATTAAACCATTTACGGCCTAAGCGTTCTAAGATTAAGGATTTACCAAGACCCTGAGAACCGTATAATACAATTGCCGTATCAAACTTAACGCCTGGATCCATAACACGGGCTACCGCGCCACACATCCATTTTCTAGTAACAGCTCTGATGTATTCCGTATCCTCGGCACCGATATAATCGATGAAGAGAGTATCTAGTCTACATTCGCCGTCCCAAGTTAACCCTCTCAAATATTCACGCACTGGATGGAATTTATTATCTTGCGTTACCTCCTGGAGCGCATCGTCGATGATGCCTTTACCCTTGATGAGATACTTCGTAGCGAAGTAGTTACGGAGACACGCATCATCGGTATCCGTCAAGTAAGGGGTTTCGTCCTTACCGCGCCAAGGCAAATCGTCAATCACGACTAAGCGGTGCGCGAATTCATCAAGACGGATTTTACCTTTAAGAGTAGGGTCTTGTTTAAGGACCACAAGGCAGTTATAAACGTCAGATTCAGGGGTACCGTTTTTATCACGCTTAAGCTTTGATAAAAAGTCCTCGTCATCGTCCGTGATATCCTCGAAATCCATATCCGCCATACGTTCCTTGTCGAGCAGAATGGGTGCTGCGCCGTCTTCGTTGACAAAGTCTATCATGTCTTTGTAGCTAGGTAATTTAGTGACGCTGGTCTCATCGGCTGGGTCCTTATCTCCGAATAAGTGGATCCGGACAAGGTCAAACGCATTCACGAGTTTACCGCTGATTGGGTCAGTTGCATGGTTGGAGTAAGCGAAGGTATCATTATCATAAATTACTAAGCCACCTACCGAACTACCGGCTACATAGGTGTACCGGTCTTCTACGGCTGTAGGCTCATAGACTTCAGGGAGAAACTTATGGATAGATTCCGTGATACTGTAGCATCGACAAAAAGCACCAATAAGGCCCTTTTTCTCCAATGGGTTACCTTGCTTCTTAGCCGCATCAAGGCGAATTTGTGATTCCTTCTCTGATGTTGGCCAAAGGCTCGTATCACGCCAATCCCTGTAGGTACTCAAATAGGTATCTACTGAAACGAGTGCGCCTTCGCTGTGCTGGTAAACGTACTCCACATCCTTAGGATGGCTTGGCCAATACATAAGACGTTCAGCCTGGTGCGTGGATGGGTCAAAGAACTCAATGCCGATGTTATCAGCAATCCGTCTCGAGACTGCTTGATACTCATCCGGTGTTATCGGTCTATCTACTGGGATAATGACACGGTAACGAGGATTGTCAGCCGTGTGGCTGTGCGTACTGTATAGTACGTATTCCATACCGCCTAATTCCATATCTAGGTCTACGATGAAATCTTCGCCAGGGTTATCCGCATCAAGAGTGATTAAGTATCGCTCTTTAACAGCCCCTCTAACCCGTCTACCATTACCAGGAATATAGCCACCTACAAAACCGCCGACGTCTTTCTTTCGGCCTTGATCAGCCTTAGACATCTTGGCGTATTCGGTAGCCGTTTCATTCGTTACAGTTGGCTCGGCCAATTTACTGACCAAAGCACTCCAAGTCATTTTCTGAGACTTCCAGCTACGGGCGGAGCGACTTCTGCCCGTAGCTATGATGATAGTAGTATCCATATTACATCGCTCCTCCCTTCGCAAACTGGATATCTCGTACATACGCCGGAACGCATAAGCCGTGAGATGTTACCCACTGCGTTACAGCTCCGTTGATATCGTGGTCTTCATATACGCCACGATTGTTTTTAAGTTTAGCCTGGTGTATCTCTACGAAGTCGTCCGCATCATTAACGGGGTTAACCTCGATACACGCTACAGGCTCGTTACATTTATAGACGCCTACGATAGCACACGTTTCGGCTTTCACCTTTTTGATATAAGAGCTTACACAGTTATTAAGCTGAATACCCATATCAATAATGCCGTGAGTAGAACCGATTGCCATGAAGCGGTAACCGTTAACCATATCAGCTAGCACTCGATGTGCTTTACGCTGCTGAACAATTTCGTCTTCCACTTTGTCGAACTTTTGCATTCTCGAGATTGTGTCATGTAGGTTACGCACCTGGATGCGACTAGCCCAAACTTCTTTACGGCGACTTCTCGATAACTCAAAATACATACTAGCCGTATCTCTGATATCGTGATATGAAGTCGCATTTCTAATGAATAAGAACGCCTGGCGCTCGCCATATTGATGGCTAAGGATATTAACAAATTTACGAATGACAGATAAATCGCGGTCATCACGCCATAATGGCCAAGACTGAATATAACTTGTATTATCGGCGTTGTCCTTGACGACATCGACCATAGCCTTTTGATAGTCCTTGTTCTTAAATAACGTAGCCATCACTTTGATGATCTTCGTGTAGAAGAAAGGTCTATCGTGTAGTAACCGGCGAACCCATCGAGCATCGGGCAAGTTATGAGCCTTGATTAGGGCTTTCACAAAAGAATCACCTTTTATCGTTAACTCTAATACGTTACCCATACCAAGTGTCTCGTTGGGGAATTTCCGATTATAGTAATCGTCATAGTCACGCTTTAGGCTATCATTGATAGCCGGTGCATCCGGAGCTCGTAATTTCCATACTAAGTTATGAAGTAGGTTATCCAAAGCTCCGTACTTGTTAGACAACTGTACGCCTTGTCTAATGGATTTGACTTTATAGCCTACGACCTTTGATAATTTCGTGAAGAACACTTCTTTTAACACCTTAGCGAAACCTTTTAACTCATCCCGGTAGTTATATAATCTGCAGTCAGGAGTGGCTACGAACCAAACTAACGATGAAAGGGAATTGCTAAAGCCCGACGGAGATACCGTCGCTTCTTCGACGACGTCGCTGCGTGAGCGTTTCTTAAGTATGATAAAGGTTTTTCTTTGTTTAAAATCAAACCGCACCACGTCGATGACATGAGATTTATAGCCTTTGTAAATCATCCCATTATCTCCGTCGGCATACACCGTGTCGTACTCAAATTGCACGTCCAGTTTATCGCCCCTATCTATAATTGATAGGTCTAGCGAGAGAGGAACTGTGGCGCTATACCCGACTTCTGCAGTAAATCCTTTAGCGTTGATCCGCTCACCGCATTTTGGACAATAGAACTCATCTGATTCCCGGCAAGGCACTATCCCGAACCCATTAGATTCCATTGGCCAAAGATTAGCGAAGGAGTGTTCGCAAGGTACATGGTAATAACTTGCAGGGTTAAAAGGTGATACTTGATTGCGCCGTACCAGGTCGTACAGCCTTTGTACTTGTAGATTGAATAAGACCTTCATAAGGCGCTATCCTTTCTCTTATAACAAATCGTCTAAATCATCTTCTTCAGGAGTTTCCTCAACTACTGGAGTTTCTACTACAGGTTCTTCTTTCTTCTTACGTTTGCGTTTTGGCTTTTCTTCTACAGCAGGAGTAGCTTCAGCCGTAGTTTCGGCAACTGCAGGTTCTTCCACCTTAGGAGCTTCTACTTTCTTGCCGTTTAATATCTTAAGAGCGAGGTCGCAAGCAGCAATACATCCTTCGCAATATGCCATAGCTGTATCTTTACGTTCACTAGCAGGGGCTTCTTTCACGAGTTCATATAAGCCGTCGATTGCTTCGCGTTGTTGTTGAATTTGTTGTTTTGAGAGTTTCATAAGAATTGTCCTCCTAATCCTTCATGTAGTAAGGGTTCTCAAACCCTGCTGCGTTTAATATGAGCCCTTCGTTCCAGGGTTCAGGTTCACACATAATATCTATAACTTCTTCTAAACTTCCTTCGCCTATTGGCGCTTCGATAACCACTTCGTCGTGGATGTGGGCTACAATCTTGTACCCAGCTTTAGAAAGCCGTAGCATTGATGCGGCTAAGCAATCTCTTGCCACCGCCTGTACAATGTTTTCGACGAGCTTTCCTCCGTAGGTCTCAACTCTGCCCCACGTATTCTTAACCTGATCCATACCGTCATACTCAATCGATTCACTACCGAATCGGTTAAGCCCCAGTCTTGGTCTTGCGTAGGCAAGTCTTCGACCGGACGGTAATTCAATGAACAGGAAGCCTTTCGATTTAAAGAATTTAATATTGCCTTGTCTAATTCGTAAGGGTTCTCCTGTTTTCACTACTTGCTTTGCTGCGCTGTCTGCATCTTTCCAAAATCTCGTAATTCGTGGACTAGCTTGTCGCCAAGCTTCGATGATACCAGGTAGCTCCTTCTCAGGAATTTCACCTTTAGAATCCATCGCTTTCATGGCTCCTACACCGCCACCATAGCCGAGCGCTAATTCTGCTACCTTACCTTTTTGGCGAAGGTGACCGTTAACGCCGTGCTTCTCAACTGGTACGTGGAACATACTAGATGCAGATGCGCAGTAGATGTCCCCACCTTGCGCAAATACATCCTGGCGCCATTTCTCGTGAGCAAGCCAGGCGATAACACAGGCTTCAATAGCACTAAAGTCAGCTACAATAAATCGGAGCCCATCCTCTGCTACAAGAGCAGTACGGATAAGTTGCTTAATCACATCACCAGGGTTTCCGTAGAGTAGGTCTAGCATTTCTACATCTCTACTTTTAAGAACTTCCCGAGCGGTGTCTAAATCTTCTAGATAATTACGCGGTAGGTTCTGTAGTTGTACTACACGACCTGCCCATCGTCCACTTCTCATAGCTCCGTAAAACTGAAGCATGCCGTGGATACGACCATCAGAACACACAGCGTTTTTCATGGCCAAGTATTTTTTGATGGAGGAATTACCGAGCACCTGTCTATTTTGCAGTACCTTGCGAACATCGGAGGGGATATCCTGTGCCAAGAGGTTTGATACATCGTCTTTTCGCATTGTCTCTAGATCATATCCTAGTCTTGCAGTTAACCACTCTTTAAGTTGCATAGTACTGTTAGGATTCTCTAATCCTGTTAATATCTTGGATGACTCGGTAGCTTCTTCTACGATTTCGTCGTTACAAGCAAGCGCTGCATCGACGAGTTCCATATCTACTTTCACGCCTCGCCAGTTGATATCTTGGTCGAGTAACCAGTACTCGTGCTCGATAGCCGGTGGTTTTAGCGAAAGTAAGCGTTTACGTATTGCCTTCTCTACCACTACGTCCTGGCGGTTATACTCGATATATTCCGCCCATTTCTCAGGTGCATCCTCTGGCATATTACGTGTCTTAGGATTTGTCTTAGTGGGCTTACGTGGTACAGAGAAAAATTGAATTAAGCGTTTACCTCTTGCGTCTTTGGCTTCACCTAATCGTAACGCCTTAGATACATTGTCGAGGCTCGCAGGTAAACTGCAGTATAACGCTAGTACAGACGTACACTCCCAGTTCGTGTAGTCCGCATCAGGGAAGTACTTTTTTAGACAAAGCATTTCGAATGCTGCGTTGAATGCGGTCTTTGTAATTTCCTTGTTATACAAAGCGTCCACCACCCTTTCGGGTAGTGGATCCTTTGTCATATCAATTACTTCGACCGGTTCGTCATCGAAGCTATAGGCAAAGAGCAGTATTTCAAATGTTGTATCATCAACGTATCGCTGAGCCCCATATTTAATAGGGCAGTCAGAATACGTTTCCACATCAATACTGAGCTCCATATATGCCTCCTTAGATTAAATCGTCATCGTCTAGGTCGCCTAAATCATCGTCCCCAAAGTCGCTAGCAGATACATGAACACCACCTAGGCGGTCACCATCTTTAACTTTACGAACACCATTTAGACCAAAACCTACACCTTTTTTACCGTTGAAGTTATAAGCGAATACGGATAATGCGACCTGCGCGTACACACCGGAGTAGATTTCTTCTTCAATGTCGAATTGGTCCATCTTGATTTTGTCACGAGTAAATACGATAGGTTGTTTATCGCTGTTAGCGTTGATGAAGAATTTACCAGCGTATGTTTCCGGTTGGTCAGCTACTGCTTCGTCGGTATCACCATCGCGCAAGTTAAGTTTCAAGTACGCAGCTTTACCTTCTACTTTTGCCACTGCCTTTGGATCAGCTTTAAGTTCTTCAATCGCACGTTCAAATGCTTTGATTGTCTTCTTATCTGTTTTATCGATGATGATTTGGGAACTATATTTTGCTTTGCCGTCGTCGTTTTTACGAGGTTGAGCGATGTTTGCATAGGAAAGTCTTACGATACCAGTTGTTAATTTAGCCATTGTTACGGTCTCCTTATTTGTTAATTTCAGACATTAATTTGTTTACGAGTGCTTCAAGTTTAGAAATACGGCTTTGCGCATCATTAGCTTCTGCGATGTAGTCAGAACCTTTGCCAGTCTTAAATGCAAGGTTGACTGTGTATTGGTTCTCACCGCCTAACGTAGCACCAAAGCCTAGCATGATACGTTCATTAGGTCTTGCGAATACTCCAAGCGCTACTGCGTTACTGTTACGGTAATGACCGTAACTTACAGCGTAGCTGACTTTATCATTTCTGTTAAAGTCTAATGGATGCAAGCCTGCAAGTGCTGCGGAACTTGCGCCTAACTTATTAACACGTTGGCCAAGATTGTTGACCTTGTTGTTAATGTCATTAGCTAAGCCCAAAGAACGATTTTCTAAGGTCGTGATACGACCTTCATGATTATCTGCCACATGTTCAAGGCTTCTGATATCTGCTGTATTAGCAGTTACCTTTTGCCCAAGTGTATTGATAGCAGATGTATTACCATTGATGCGGGCAGTGTTGTTAGTGATTGCAGTAGTATTACCTGCGATAGCTTGTTCATGATCACTCACCACGTCGCCAAGCATTTGAACACCAACGGCTAGGTCTTTTAAATTGTTCTGTGTCTTAACAATCGCTGTTTTATTGTTGTTAATTTGTTTAGCGTTTGTTTCGATTTCATCAATCGCAGCGAACAACTGGGAGCCGTTCACAGCGTCTAATGAATCAGCGGAGATTTGGCCTGCACTAACATTCGTGAGTTGGCGGTTGTACTGAGTTACTCCGCCTGCACCAGCGCGGGCTTTAGAACCAAAACTTACTACGCTTGCCGGCTGTTCTCCGGCGAAAACGTGGCGAGTACCGTTTATAGTAATGCCGTCAACGCCAACGGCGCTATCTGTAACAGAGTTTGTTCCGATTGCCACCGAATTCGCTTGGTCAGCAATCGTATTGTTGCCGAATGCAACGGCGTCAGTGGCTAAGGATTTGGCATGAGTGCCAAATGTAAGAGCACCTTGGCCATTAGATTCGGAGTTAGAACCGAAAACTAGTTGCTCTTTGTCAGCACCGATTTTATTGTTGTATCCTACAATGGCACTTTGGCCGCCAGCCACTGTGCCGTTGTTAGCACCGATAACCACAGTATCAGCGCCGGTAACATTATTAGTTCTGCCTAATACTACAGAAGACTCGCCGGATACGAAGGCACCGTTTCCGATAGCTACACTATCGTAGCTAGAAACACGAGCCTGATTACCGATGGCTACGGTGTACTCCACCAAGCTTTCGGCGTGAGAACCAAAAGCGAAGGAGTTACGACCTGCTGCAGTAGCATTATTACCACCTGCGAAACCATTTTCACCGGTTACTGTATTGTTAGTACCGAACGCTAACGCATTATTAGCGTCGATGTTGTTTTGGAAGCCCCATACTGCGGAGCTTGTAGAAGTTGCGGAGATAGTATTATCTGTACCGCCTACTGTGTTATTACTAGTTGCGCCAACTACGTTTACTGCTAACGCGGAAATTGCTAGTGCTGTTGTTAATGTCTTATTCATCTCTTATACCTCATCTTCAAATTCATTCATCATTGTTTCAACTGTATTAATTGCTGGGCGTTTATCGCTTTCCGGTACAAGCGCAGGCTTGCCCTCCGGTTTTTCGATATAGGCTTCTAAGTATTCGGCAACGCCCTTTTTACCGAGTACCTTTTGTAAGTTTGTAATACCTTCGAGTTCTCGAGGCTTGAAGATTTCCTCTTCTTTGTAGCCGTTATCGAGTAATGTTTTAGCAGCAGCGTCCGGATCCGTAATTGTTCGTCTTGATGTACCTTCTACTAATTTATATCCAGGCCATTGCTTTTCACCCGATAAAGCTTTTTCATATGCAAAGTCGTAAACACCTTTAATCCACTTTGTGATTAAATCCTTCATTGCCAAGATGTCGGATACCTCATGGTCAGTAAGTAATTGATTAAGCTTACCGCCGTTCTTATAGAATGTATCAAGGCAAGTATCTGCTAATGCCCGACAGGTGTGCCGTGCTTTACAGAAGTTACAGTAATCGCAAGGCGTACATTCGCCCTCACCTTCCCAAGCACGTTGTGCGATTGGTTTGATATCTTCGCCCCAATCAAGGAGTTCTTCAAGTGACATTTCATCGGTAGATACACTATCGAGTCTTGGTTGAACGATCGTCATACGAACTGTTTTAATGTCGTACAGGTACTCGTTTACATCGTACGCACCTAATGCGTAGAGTCGCATTTGTGTGTTTTCAACGGCACTGACAGGAACGCCCTTGCCATATTTCAGGTCAATTACTTCCAGGATGCCGTCCGCTACGATTACCATGTCACCAGTGCCAAAGCCTTCAGGTACCCACCTAGAGAAGTCGAGCCGTGCTTCAATCATGGCTTCCGCATCAGAGGAACGAGCACGAGCTTCGTTTACCTTTTCTTCGCAAATGTCGACATATCGATTAACCGCTTCTATCATTTCCGCGGAGTAGTCGTCTAGCTTAGGGGCTTTTTTGCCTTCAAGCTTATGCCGTAGGATTGCCTCGGCCAGGTCATGTGCTACTGTACCTTCCGCAGCATACGGCGATTGTTCATCAGGGAACATCGCTTCTAGTCTTGCTGAAGGAGTACATACTAGCCACCTGGCGCTACTTGAAGCCCCAAGTAAAGCATGTTTCTTAGCCACGGCTATTCACCCATTCCATAATTTGAATACGTTGTTCATCGGTAGCAGATGTTACCTTTTCAGCGCCGATGCTATCTAAGAAGGCTTTGAATTCGCCTTTAGCTTTCGTTTTATCAGTAGCTTTTGCCATTACGTCTTTTACTGCTTCACGAGTTGCTTCAAGGCTAGGAACTTCTACTTTAGGTTCTTCAACTTTAGTTTCTTCTGCTTTAGGTTCTTCCTTAGGTGCAGGAGCCTCTACTTTAGGTTCTTCCTTAACTGGTTCAGCTTTCTTAGGGGCTTCTACTTCTTCCTTCTTAGCAGCTTTTTCTTCTTTAACAGGTGCGCCTACGATAGATTGGTATAGGTCTTTCACTTCTTGTTCTAATTCAACTGCTTTATCAACTGTGATTTTTAACTCGATCATTGTTCTATTCCCTTTCGGCTTAATGATGTGATATACTTTAAATGGATATTTTTCTATGCGCCCTTTAGCATTGCCGTGCTTCGGGGTGCTTTTTTTTGTGCCCAGGTGCTCGCACTCATCAGGAATGCAGTAATCTCTATTAGGGCACGTTGTACAATCTCGCAATGTCCTCACCTCCTTTCACTAGGCACGTTTGGATAAACGTGTTATTCTATTTACACACGGGTGTATGTCTTTACAGTTATCGCACACTATACGAGGCTTGCCGGTTAGGTACGACCAATTTGTGTAAGGACTTTTAATTCTTTTATTACAGAATGAGCATCGTTTATCGTTCATACTCTTTTAGCTCCTCAATCCAGTAACCAGTGAGTAACCAAAGAGTGATACCTAGTAACCCCTGGCACATACCAGTCCATAAATCGATGCGGTCAATTTCAATAGAACCGACAGTTCCTACTACTAATATGGCTGCAATAATGCGAAGCGCATAAACTACTTTCATCATGTCTACTCTCCTATTCGTGCCTGGCATCGTTTAGCAAGCCAAGCATTAAACGAATCAACGTGGATAAGGCGTTTACCTCCACGCTTACCGATTTTCATGGACGGGAAGTCGAAATCTTGCGCCCATTCTCGAATAACGGCTTGCGGTACGCTAGCAAGTTCTGCAGCTTCCGCTACTGTGATGCACATCTTATTCATGGCGACCTCCTAAAATGCTAGAAGCACCAGGGATAACATCACGAATAAACTTATACCTGCGGACAAGCCCAAGGCTAAAATCCATAAGCAACAACTAGCTAGTTCTAATAATTGTTTTTTATTCATAGCTACCTCCTATCTAATTTAGGGTTGTAGTAATCTGTTTCCCAAAAGTCGTGACTTTCAGAATCATCGACACACAACGCATAGCAGATACCAACAACTGTCGACATTTGCACTGACTTTCCTTTGATAGCTCGGTTCAATGTATCCATCGAAATTTCAGCTTGTTTGATCAGCGCCGTCTTAGTCATGCCTAACTCGTTCATGCGTTCCGTAATGGATTCGCCGAACATTCTGATTACGAATTCTTTCATAACCTATCCTCCGTAACGGTTTAACCGTAATCAACTATAAAAAAATAATGTCGTCATACGTTACACCAAATACTTCTTGTATCTTTTTTATGTGAGGAACATCCGGGTAAGAGCGTTTGCGCTCCCAATTTCCCCAAGTATCAACAGACACTCCAATCGCTTTAGATGCCGTAAGTTGAGACCAGTTTTTTGAAGCCCTTAACATCTTTAATGTATACTTCATAAGCTACCTCCTTTCTCGATACTCACATCTTGTTTACAGTCATCATTCTACTACGGTTTATCCGTAATGTCCATAAACTAAACTTAAACTATAGTAAAATTTCCGTAAAATATTGATTTTATTACGAAAATGTCGTAATATATAGGTATATTAATTAATATATTCCGTATTTGAGAGGTTATTATGAGTGATTTAGGTAACAAGGCTATTATGGCCGAGAATATTCAACGACTAATGGATAGTCGCGGAATTGATCGCAATAAAATATGCGCTGATTTAGGGCTAAAGTATACTACGTTTACCGATTGGGTAAAGGGAAATACATATCCTAGAATCGATAAAATTGAGTTATTAGCAAACTATTTTGGCGTTCCTAAATCTGAACTAGTAGAGAAATACACAGACGGCTATTACACCGACCGTGAAGCAGCCGAATTTGCTGAATACCTACGCACACGTCCAGGGGCTCGTATGCTCTTCTCTGCCGCTAAAGATATAAGTAAGGAGGATTTAGAAAAAGCAGTCGAATATATAGAGCTTTTAAAATTAAAAAACAAATAATACACAAGGGAGAGTGTTATATTGGTTGTAAATTTGATTTATTGCGACTTACCACATGCCAACGCTGTATCAGAGGAATGTGAAGATATAGATACTCATAATATCTATATAAACAAAAACCTCCCTCATGATCGTATGAGGGAAGAAATTAAGCATGAATTAATGCATATTATTAATGACGACTTCTATTTAGACCATCACGTTAATCTAGTAGAGCAAATGGTCCGTCGAACATGTATCGATGATGCCGAATTAGAGGCTATAGATTTCTACCATCATTATGTATCAGTATTATAAGGGATTATATAAAAGGGAGATGTTAACATGAAAAAGACTTTATTAATTACTACTATGCTTGCCTTAGTTACAGTTACAGGATTCGCTAGAACCGAAGTATCTCACGATGAATTCAAGGCCTTAGACGGCCCTAAAGTACTAGTACATTACGATGACGGGAGCACCGAATTACTAGACGAACAGGAATATCTTGAACGTACTATCAGCATGACAAAAGAAGAAATGGACGACTTACATAAAGTCGATGAAGGCACTAAAAATGCACTAGCAAAATGGCAAGCTGATCATGAGATACACCAGGCGCCATCTGAAGAAGTGCAACAGCCTAAAAAGAAAAAGCACTGGTATGATAACGTACTAGATTCTGTATTTTGATTTTATTGATATAGAATTCCGCATCAATAGAAAATATAAAGCGTATAACGAAGGAGGATCTGTATGGATTTAAAAAAGCCAGAAAACAAAGGTGCTTTAACATCAAAAATAGCGGAACTTGCAAATAACATAAGTACGTTTTTAAAAAACATACTAGGTTCAGACCAACACAAGGCGGCCCTACTTTATTATTGGCTACGCAATTATTTGAGATATATAAAACAAGAAGAAACCTTTAATCCGAAATATTTTCCTCAATTTAAACCTGGCGACATAGTTAAAGTTGACTTCGGCTTTGGCATAGGCTCTGAATTTGGGGGCCTACATTATGCTATAGTACTTGCGCCTAGTAATTCTAAAAACAGCACAGTCACTGTTGTCCCGCTACGGTCTCTAAAACTAGGTAAAGAATGCCCCAAAACATTATATAAATCAGATGTTTATTTGGGGACAGAATTATTTACAGTCCTACTGGACAGGTCAGGAGAGATGTTAGATAAATGCGGTACCTTCATAAAGGAAGTTGAAAATACAGACCCAAAGACGATAACTGTTAAAGATATTGCACGCTTTGAAAAACAGCTAGAGGAAGCTAAGAACCTACTTGCTAGGCACGATATAATTATGAAAGAAGTATCAAGGTTAAATGCGGGCACCGTCGCTATAGTCTCTCAAATCAGGACGGTAAGTAAAATACGCATACAAAACCCTAGATATTCTAAAGATGCTCTTTATAATATGCGAGTAGATAGGCAGGCTACTGATAAAATTCGAGCAGTTATGAAAGACTTATACAATATAAAGTAAAATTGTAATAAGGTCCAAAAAAGGTTGATTTTTTTTAACATCTATTCTATAATGTAAGAACAAAGGGGTTTAGCCCCAAACTAAAATCATTATAAGCGGTTTAGCCGCAACTAAAGATGAGGTCTTGTTCTTATGGAACAAGACCTCATCTTTTTTGTTTATTATAAGGATTGAAGATATGGCTAAAAAACGAACCGATGGACGCTACCAGGTATCAAAGACGATAAACGGTAAGCGTAAATACTTTTATGGTACTACCAAAAAAGCTGCCATAGAAGCCATGGAGAAATACATAAATACAAATCAAGCATGTGCTAATTTCGACGATACTATTTCATTAAACACCTGGATTAATATATGGTTACAACTAAAAGAAAAGACCATAACCCCTGCCACCTATCAAAGTTATACAGGAATTATCAATCGCTATATCAGAGATAAAATCGGAGGCGTAAAGTTAGCCGAAATTAAACCTAATACATTACGGCATGTATTTGAATCAATGGATGGATTGTCATCAAGGACTATATCCTACGCCATGACAATTCTAGGATCCATATTAGAGCAGGCGGTAAAAGATGACATTATCCCTAAAAACTATATGAAAAACATAGACCGACCAAAACAGGTTAAAGTCCGTCATATGGTAACGTTATCTGCAGATGAAGTAAAAGACTTCTTATCCAATATATCTAACGTAGAGCATCATGCGCTATTTAAATTAGCATTTGCAACTGGTATGCGCCGGTCTGAATTATTAGGCTTACGATGGTCGGATATCGATTTCAAGAAATCAACTATATCCATTTCACAAACTGCCCTCAAAATCGGATCTACTGCAGTTATATCCAATACAACTAAAACCACATCCTCAAAACGGAAAATTGCCATTGATACGGAAACACTCCAGGAACTAATGAAGCATAAAACAGTCATAGACAAACGCAGAATTAAAACCTTGAACTGGATTAATAATAACCTTGTATTCCCTGGTATAAAAGGCGCTCCTCGTTGTCCCGATGAAGTCAGCAAACTATGTAAGAAATACGCCAATTTAATCGGTAAGCCTTCTTTTACCATGCACGGTACTAGACATACCCACGCCACCCTTCTCATTGAAAATGGGGCAAATATGAAAGCCATACAGGAACGTCTAGGGCATGCTTCATTCCAAGAAACGATGGATACTTACTCACATGTGACACCTAAAATGGAAGATGACATCGTAGAACGTATTTCTAAAATATTCTGATGTCAAAATGATGTCAAACCACGCAAGATTTTATGATGTCAAATAAAAATAAGGGCTTACAGAATTACCTGTAAGCCCTTATTTAATCAGCTTGGTGCGGTTGGAGGGACTTGAACCCTCACGAGCGTACGCTCACCACCCCCTCAAGATGGCGTGTCTGCCATTCCACCACAACCGCATGGAATACAAATGGTGCCTCAGGACAGAATCGAACTGTCGACACACGGATTTTCAGTCCGTTGCTCTACCAACTGAGCTACCGAGGCACGTTTTTTTGTAAAAAAAAATGGCGACCCCGATCAGATTTGAACTGACGATCTTCGCCGTGACAGGGCGACATGTTAACCGCTACACCACGGGGCCGCGTATCAACTCTCGTTGACTACTCGTATATATTAACATGAGGTAACCTACTATTGCAAGTACTTTTTTCTAATTTTTTGATGAATTTTTCTAAAATATGTGAAATTTAGAACTATCTACTAAAAATCGCAAATATTAGCCATTTATTTTCAGTATGCTTGAATATACTTCAAATTATGCCTATAATCATAGAAATTAAAATCACCATCACCTATAAAACGGATGCTTTTCTGATTTGTGACTTTGTCACGAACCAGCTTAAGGATAATAATAAAATTGGCACCTAAAATTCTACAAGGGAACTTTAGGTGCCAATTCAAATATAACTATACTAAATTAATTATTATATAGTATTTCTACAGATATGATACTAATTATAAATGATCCCAAGGACCGTCACGCAAGTCTTGT